AAGATAAAGGCTACAATTTTATACTAGTTACCTTTGATAATACAGCCAGCTATTGCTTTGTTATTTTTAAAACAACTGTTTGATAATTGAGGTATAATAGTTAGATGCCATATCGTGTAGGTGCTAAGGGTTCTTATGGGTGTTCAGGGTACCCAGCTGTTAAAGTTGGCACCAATGAGGTTATGGGGTGCCATAAAACCAGGTCTGCTGCTGCAGGTCAAATCTATGCAATCAATCGTTCAGAAGGCAATATTGGAAAGAATATGCATGAAATAAAAGAAGGCGATTTCGTGATGGGTGCAACAACTGAAGGCATGGTTCACGGAATGGTAGAGCATATAATGTGGGAGGGCGGAACTTTGGGAACTCCTGGAACAAGATATGCTCTTGAATCAATGCCACCAGAAAATCCTGCAATGTCTGTCAGAATTTATAAAGAAGAAGATGAAGGTTGGGAACCCACTGCATATAGTATTGGAATGATGTACACAGATGCAGAAAAAATAGATATTGAAAATCATGAAATGGATGCGGAAGAAACCATGACTGACGATGATTATGAAGATGATGAAATGATTGGTAAGAAAATGCATGACAAAGAAGATGAAGAAGAAGATGATGACATGAAAAAAGAAAAACCAAAATATGATGAAATGATAAAGCCACGTCGTGGTGGATCAGATCCATCTAATGCAAGACTTTATGCACAAATAATTCGTGAAGCAAAAGATAAGTTTGATGTTTATCCATCAGCAGTAGCTAATGCTTGGGTAGTACAAGAGTATAAGCGACGTGGAGGAACATATAAGTCTTATGACAAAAAAGAAAAAGACAAAGATGTTAGCAAGAGTATTTGGGGCGGATCTCTTTTTGATTTAAATGGATTTGAAAAATAATGTCATCTGGACAAAGAAAAAAACATCATGGTTTTAATCCTATACAGATTAAAGATGGAATGATAGTACGTTTAAATAAAAATGGAACTATCAGAGAAATACTTGGAAAATACGGGGAGTACAAAAAAAATGACAAGAATTAAGATCGTTCAGCCTTCAGATATTCACAAAGCAGAAACATACAGCCCAACATCTGGAATGAAAGCTGCTGCTCGTCGTGCTTTAAAATGGAAAGAGCAGGGTAAGGCAAGGGGTGCTGGAACTCCAGTTGGCTGGGGACGTGCATCAGATATAGTTGCTGGTCGTGGTCTTTCATTAGATACAGTAAAGCGGATGTACTCTTTCTTTTCTCGTCATGAAGTAGATAAAAAGGGCAAAGACTTTTATAATACATCCAACCCATCCAATGGTCGCATTATGTGGGATGCATGGGGCGGAGATGCTGGATTTTCTTGGTCAAGATCAATTGTTGAAAGAGAAAAAAAGAAGGCAGAAAAAGCTTGGCAGGGCAGTGCCTTTAATACAAAAATAAACTGAGCAGTTTATTCACATGCTCAGGTGATTTTTTATTTATTTGATTTTAATTGACTTTGGCTTCTTCTCTTCTGGAATAATCCTGTCAATGTTAATATGAAGCATACCGTCTTTCATCTCAGCACCAGTTACTTCCATATATTCTCCAAGAGCAAACGTCCGTGTAAACTTTCTTCCAGCTATGCCCTTGTGAACAATCTCAGCATCTGTAATGTCAACAATTTCTCCCTTGATGATTAATGTTCCATTATCTACAGAAACATCAATATCATTCTTTGCAAAACCTGCAACAGCAAGAGATAACTTAAAAGTATCTTCATCCAACTTAAGTAAGTCATAAGGTGGATAATTTGTTTGACGTGATGCTAGTTGGACATTGGCTAATCTTTCCATCTCACGATTAAAGCCAATAAAAAAAGGATCTTTGAAAAGATCCCATGCAAATGTTTGAACCATTTTTTTCTCCTTTTCAGCGAGTTAGTTTATGCCCCCATATGGCAGGCACTTATATATTATAGCATAAAGGCTTTATATTATCGGTGCTCAGCATAAAAATACCAAGCACCGACATTTATTTTATTTATCTAAAGTCAAACCGATCATTCATCATTACCTGATGCCATGTAGTAGCAAAGTCAATCAAGAACTTTTCTTTTGCGTCATCGGCTGCATAGACTTCAGCGATAGCACGAAGCTCTGAGTTAGATCCAATAATAAGATCTACTCTTGTAGCTTCATACTTTAGCTGATTATCAGCATATCCATGGAACTTGTTTTTATCAATCTGGACCCACTTAACAGAACCTTCAATTAGATTAACAAAGTAATCATTTGTTAAAAGTCCTGGGGTATCAGTAAAGACACCGTTCTTAGATCCATCAGTATTAGCCTCAAGAACTCTAAGACCACCAAGCAGAACAACCATATCAACTGGATCAAGGCCAAGAAGGTTAGCCTTCTCTACCAGTAGAACCTCTGAAGGGGTCTCTACGCCATCTTTGATATAGTTTCTAAAACCATCTGCAATTGGCTCTAGAACCTTAAATGACTCATCATCTGTCTGCTCTTCTGTGGCATCTGTTCGTCCTGGGATAAAGGCTACATGTAGCTCATATCCTGCATCGTTGGCAGCCTTTTCAATTGCTGCATATCCACCAAGAACAATTAAGTCAGCTAATGATATTTTTGTTTCATCATTTTCTGCATTGAACTTGTCCATAATTCTAGTTAGCAGAATGATTGTTTTATCTATTGCTGCAACATCATTAGCATCCCATGAACGTAATGGCTCTAATCTAATACGTGCTCCATTGGCCCCACCACGCTTATCAGTCTTTCGGAAAGTTGATGCTGATGCCCAAGCAGTTTTAATTAGCTCAGATACAGTTAGACCAGAATTAATAATTTCTTTTTTAAGATATTCAATCTGATCATTATTTACTAGCTTGTAATCAACAGCAGGAACTGGATCTTGCCAAATAAGTTGCTCTGAAGGAACTTCCTTGCCGAGATATCTTGCGATTGGACCCATATCTCTATGAGTTAACTTAAACCAAGCACGAGCAAATGCATCAGAGAATAAGTCAAAGTTTTCAAGAAATCTCTTTGAAATCTTTTCATATTCTGGATCAAATCGCAAAGCAAGGTCTGCTGTTGTCATTACTGGAGCATGAAATTTACCTTCAATATGAGCATCTGGAACTAAATTAGCAGCAGATTCATCTGTAGGAATCCATTGTGTTGCACCAGCAGGACTCTTTACCTGCTTCCAATCATACTTAAATAGAATCTTTAGATATGAATTATCCCACTTTGTTGGAGTTGGAGTCCATGCACCTTCAATACCACTTGTAATAGTATCTTCTGCATTACCTTTTCCAAACGAGTTCTTCCATCCAAGGCCCTGCTCTTCAATCGTCGCACCCTCTGGTTCTGGACCAACATGCTTAGGATCTCCAGCACCGTGTGCCTTACCAAATGCATGTCCACCAGCAATAAGTGCTACAGTCTCTTCGTCGTTCATCGCCATACGTGCGAAGGTTTCCCGAATATCTCGTGCAGAAAGAAGTGGATCTGGATTACCATTTGGTCCTTCAGGATTTACATAAATCAAACCCATTTGAACTGCAGCAAGAGGATTCTCTAACTCACGATCACCACTATAACGATTGTCTGCAAGCCATTCCTTTTCGCTACCCCAGTAAGTATCGTCTGCTTCCCAAACATCTTCACGACCTCCACCAAAACCAAAAGTCTTAAAACCCATATTTTCTAAAGCAACATTACCAGCAAGAATCATAAGGTCTGCCCATGAAATATTCTTGCCGTACTTTTTCTTTATGGGCCATAGAAGTCTACGAGCCTTATCTAAATTACCATTATCTGGCCATGAGTTTTGTGGAGCAAATCTATGTAGACCCTCTCCTGCACCTCCACGACCATCAAATGTTCTATATGTACCTGCGCTGTGCCAAGCCATACGAATGAACAGTGGCCCATAGTTACCATAATCGGCAGGCCACCAATCTTGCGAAGTGGTCATGACTTCTTCAATATCCTTCTTCAGAGCATCTAAATCTAAAGAATTAAAAGCATCTGCATAGTTAAACCCATGGTCCATAGGATTTGATGCAGGTGAATTTTTTCTAAGAACAGATAGATCTAATTGATTTGGCCACCAATCACGATTAAATGTTCCACTGCTATTTAGCTTACTGCCTGTATACGGGCACTTCGCTTCGCTCATTTATTCTCCTTTTGTTATATAACAGGTTGATAATCAACCAGAGCCCCCCGTCAGGATTGAACTGACGACCTTCCGCTTACAAGGCGGATGCTCTACCACTGAGCTAGGGAGGCGTATCGCTAACGGGATTTGAACCCGTGTTACCACCGTGAAAGGGTGGGGTCCTAGGCCACTAGACGATAGCGACTTGGCGATCCATATCAGACTTGAACTGACGACCTCTTCCGTGACAGGGAAGCGCTCTAACCAACTGAGCTAATGGACCCCAGCTGGTCTGGCAGGGCACGATCCTGCGACATTCGCATTAACAGTGCGACGCTCTACCAACTGAGCTACAGACCAATATATATCAATTATAGCAGTAAATGGCAAGGGTATCAAGTATTGATGCTCTGATATACTTATATAATGATACAAAATCAATATAAAAATATACCAATTGAAGAATTAAAAAAAATAAAAAAAGATATTTATAGAGATGATGTTCTTAAAATATCATATATTGATAATAACAGTGATTCAGTAGTTATAGTTTTTGCCTATGGATTAAAGCCTCCAGCAGAACCAAAAGAAAATTTTTATCTTTATACAAAAAATGATAAAAATATCATACACGTTGTTGATTTAATGACCAGCTGGTTTAATAATTTTAAACCAGAATTCATATTAGAAAAAATAAAACATTTAATTAATGATAAAAAGGTTTATCTAGTTGGCATGTCTATGGGAGCATTTAATGCAGTTCATTTTTCTAATATTTTAAATGTAGAAAGATGTGTAGCATTTTGTCCACAATTTTTTGTAAAAAAAATGGATCTAAATTTATATGATGGAGAGTTAAGAAACGTTCTTGGAAGATTAAAAACTTTTGATATTCATACCCTTTCTTATTCAAAATATAACAACTATAGAATTATTTTTGGTTCAGACTATCAAGAAAAAACACATTCATATGACACCATAGATTACTGTAAAAATAATAATATAGACGCTTTCTTTACCATTTTTAATGATGCACCTCATTTAGTATTAGATTATTTAAATTCAAGCGATGGACCAGTGTATGAAGTTATAGAAAATTTTTTATATCTTAGTAATGATGAAATAAAAAATAAATATTCTCATCATTCGGCACATTTTTTTCATGCCAGTGATAACTATACCTATCTTTGATTATCAGAAACTTTTACAACATTATAGTTATTATCGGATAAGGCCTTCAAAACTGCACAAGCAATTGCTTCATAATCCATTTCAATAGCAGAATTTTCACTATCTATCTTGTGTATAATAACTGAATCAACATATGAATTTTGAAGAGCAGTAAACAGAATATCTTTTATTTCATCTGTCATTAATATACTACAATTCTGGTCATGGTTCATAGCTAATTTTACTATATTATATGTTAAAAGTCAAATTTTTAGCGTGGTATAATTTAAATTATGCATATAGCATTTGTGGGAAGTGGTAAAGTGGCACAAGCATTAGTTGATATGGTGGACACAGAAGAGCACAATATTCATCTATATGCAAGAAGTTCTGATGTAATTGATATTTTTATGTTTACTACTATTTCTTCTGATCTATACTCTGTAATTAAAAATAAAACAATTGATTTAGTTATTGATCTTCTTGCACATAATGATGATGCATTGTTTGTGTCAAAAAAAATTATAAAAGATTCTTTAAGTAATAATAAATCAGTTATTACAGCAAATAAAAAGCTAATGCGTAGATTTGGTAATGAGCTTTGTGAACATGCAAAAAATACAAATGATCAATTATATATAAACTCTATAGTTGCTTCATCTTCTTTGTTTAATGCATATCCAGTTTATCTTTCAATAGATAATTTTAAAAAACTTAACAATTCGTCCGATCTTTTCACGTATCGTGGAGCAGGTCCAAAAGAAACAGCTGAAGCAATAAATAAAGAGATTAAAAAGATATGGAAAATAAAAAATGCAAAGTAAAGAAATAGCTCCAGGAATAAAGCTTTGGGAAAACTTTTTAACAGATGAAGAACATGAATATTTAATTAACACCTGTAGATCATTAACCCAAAAAGATTGGGAAAGCACCTATATGTCTCAGTTCCAATACAATATAGAAAGAGATGGAAAGGAGCCAGATAACGATTGGAAAGATAGAATATATCAATTTCCAAAAGATCATCCAGTAATTGTTTCTATTAATAAAAAAATAAATGATTTTGTAAAAGAAGATGGAGAATTTCCAGGTTTAATGTGTAGATCACAAAGACATTACCCTGGATCATTTTTAAAAGAACATTATGATGCAGTACAAAGCGACTCTCTTTCACATGCTATGGTTTTATATTTAAATGATGACTATATTGGTGGAGAACTATATTTTAAAAAATTTAATATTGAATTTAGACCACCAGTAAGATCTTTAATAAAGTTTCCATCTAATGAAGATTATAAACACGGGATCAATTTAGTAAATGATGGTCCAGACAGATTTGTTCTTACATCTTTTATTTGGAATAATATAGAATCTGCTAGAACTGGCAGATAGTGCCCCTGGTTGGATTTGAACCAACGCTTGGACGATTTTAAGTCGTCTGCCTCTACCGCTGGGCTACAAGGGCGTGTCCCCACTTGGGCTTGAACCAAGGACCCGCAGATTAAAAGTCTGCTGCTCTACCAACTGAGCTATAGGAACGTGGAACAGGTAGGACTTGAACCTACGATGACCGAATTATGAGTTCGGGGCTTTAACCAACTAAGCTACTGTTCCTAATTTATTTATTCAACTACTTCGTTAAGTCCCCGTGCAATATCAGCACAAACCATAAAAGCTTTTTTGGTTTGTCTACTTTTTGCTTTTCCATGGGTAGCCCAAACTTCATAGGTATATTCAATATCCATGGCAATTTGTTCTCTAATTTCTTTTACAGTAAACACAATGAAATCCCAAACTTGTTTCTTTTGTTCATCTGTAAGTTCTTCTGTCCAGTTACCCACTACTTATGCTCCTTTAAATGCCTATTCAAAGTCATGTATGCAAATGCAGATCTTACTTCTATTTCTTTGTTGCATATATCACAAATTACCACACGATTAGATGCCATATGTATATTGTATCAAGTAGCTATGAAGATGTCAATCTTTAGATAACCAATGTAACAATAAAAAACCAATGATTGTTGGTATGGTCAAACAAAAAACAGCTAATATAAAGCTATTCACTTTCTGCTCCATTTTCAAATTTAACAAAATCTGTGCGAGTATCAGTAATAATACTTTTAATAATATGCCCCATAAGATCAAATTCTTTATCAAATTCTGCTTCGTTCATAATAAATCTGTCTCCACCTCTTGAATTAAAATTTTTAAACCTTTTACAGCTTTAAAACAACTAATCATTTTACTTTTTTGACTTTATTGCTTCTAAAGCTAATATCTTTAGTCCAACGGCATTTAGGTTGGACGATGGACTTGTGTCTATTGATTCTATTAAACTTATAATACGATCTTGTTCTTGTTTTGCAGCTTTTTTACATCCATTACACGGACATACCCAATTACCACGCTTGGGGGTTTGATTTGGATCAGCCATTTAAACAGTATACCCTAAAATCAGCGTTATGTCAATCAATACCAATTGAATCATAATCATCTATATGATCATCAATATCTCTACGAACTGGAAATATATCTTCAACAATATCCATAACACTATTATATAGGAAAGGACCGCCAAGACAGAAAGGGTATCTCGGCGGTCCGTGCGCTCCCCAGAAAGGGTAAGGAGCGATAGCTGGTTCACCGATAGGCCAAAAGGTAAGTCGGATCACCTTGAACCAGATATATATTATACATCAAATATTTTTTGTTGTCAAATGTTAGCTAACAAAGCTTAAAGAAAAATGTTGCTTACAGACACTAGCAATTTCATATGTTTGTTTGTCTATAACAACATCGTCATAGACAGCTTCTTTATCGCAGTAAAAACATTTTGTCATTTATATATGATACCACATTTAAAAATTCCAGTTATTAGTTGTATTTTTATTTTCAAACAAATAATCTAAATATTTAGGGGTAATGTCCAAATACTCTATTAACTGTGATATTTCTTTACGATCATATATTTGTTCATAGGTAACCTGAAATATTGGCAAATCTTGTATAAATTCTTTATGCTTTTGGGCTTCTTCTATATACATATCAATCTTATGTATATTTTCATCTATAGTTTTTTGATCTACCGATGAGCTTTCTTTGTTCCCCCTCCAGTTACCACTTAGCTCTCCAATCAGCCTACTGTACGCACAGGCATAATCGTCTTCCCTTGTTAGCCCTATTGCTTTATCAAAATAATTTATTAAAATAGATGGGTTCCAAAATTGATCATTTTTTAAAAACATATTATCTACAAATTTTAAAATTAAGCCACGATCAGATCTAATCCATGCATATTGTTCTTGAAGCTGTTCTTCCGAATTTGCATATGGGTTCAACGGATTAACCATAGCTGGCTCATTAAACTCTTCTTTTATCCAGGCTTGAAATCCCGTGGAACCAGATCTACTTTGAGCAAGTATAAGGATTCTCATTTTGCGTGGTCTGACTTATCTAGTGGAGTAGGGGCAGTTAAAAGACATCCACAGTCTGAGCATTTGGCATCCAAAAGATATAAAGAAATCTCATAAGTTTCAGGATCAAATTGAGCGGTAATATTAAGCATAACTGAACCACATAATGGACACGCTGCGGTAGGTATTCCCCTCATATATCTATTATATCTCATATTGAAATGTTTGGCAATCTATGATAGACTATCATAATGTTTATAAACAACTGTCCTCAATGTCGCACAAAGCTTGTACCTATACTTTACGGTAAGCTAGATTATATTCATTTAGATTTACATGAACAAGGCCGTGCATTTTTGGGGGGCATGAATAAGAAACCCTATAATTCTTACTGTCCTCTATGTGAAGAATCTTATAAAGAAGAAACATCCTTGCCAGAATGATCTTGGCATACTGGATATACCCTATAGCCATCTGCATTTATAGTAGAAGAAGGCTTTCCACAGATTTGGCATTTAGAAAATAGTTCTTTGTTTTCCCTGCGGATTTTAGCCAGGTATTCAAGGTATGCCCACTTCTCATCAGAACTCATTTACCACACCTAGGACATAGCATAGACTTACCATAATTAAACTCAAAATAATATCCACAGTTCATACACAACTTATTTGGCATTTTTCTTCCATTGACCTATAGGACCGCCCATTACTCTTTGCCTTAGCATTTCAGCAAATGATGGATGTTTTTCTTTATTGCCCATATATGTAACGCCAGTTTCAAGATCTGTTATTTGCCATTTATCTGGAACTTTGGTCCATATGATTAATGCTATCGGCTCCTGAAGTTCTTCAACCTCTTGCCCGTTTTTAAGTTTTCTCTTCAAGACATTCCTTTTCTGTTAACACTCTATTATACACGATATAGAAAAAACGGTTTTAAAGCTCGGCGCAAAGTAGATATACAAAACCACCTTAAGGCATCTTCGTGCCTATATGGTTAGTATTCTGTATGCTGCTATAATCAATATATGTGGACAGATGATAAATCAATGTCATATTTTGTGGGTATACAAGAAAATCTCAAGCCAACCTTATCTATTGAGGTAGGGGCATATGACGCAGACTATTCTAAATTAATGATCAAAAATAACATACCTATTTATGCCTTTGAAGCATCTACCCCTGTCTATGATAGATTTAAAGATTCCCTTGCTAATATAAATTATATAAATGCTGCTATTGCTGATTATGACGGGGAGGTACAATTTAATTTTATAGTTGGAGAAGAGCCTTCTAGTATTGGGCATAATGGAATTAAAACGGGTAGGTGGAAAGTAGCCAATACAACTACCGTTCAATGTTATTCCCTGGACTCATACTTTGAGGATATCAAAGATCAAAATATAGCCCTGTGGATAGACTGCGAGGGGGCAAATAAAGAAGTACTTGAAGGGGCTAAAAATCTACTAGAACAAGTAAGCTCAATCTACATAGAGGTAGAGCATACTCAATTATGGAAAGACATTTGGACAAGAGCAGATGTTATTTCTTATTTAAATGGCAAAGGCTTTGATATGATAAAAGAATATCCTGCCTATCCAAACCAAACTAATTGTATTTTTATTAAAAAGTCTTTGGTTTTCTAAATATCAAAACCAGGGGGTATATCAAGAATCACCACACATATCTCACTATAGCTATAATAAGAAACATATAGGCCAGAAAGCCTGATATAAAACCATATAGAAATATAGCTGGTTTGGATACCAGGATATGCCTCATATGGAGATTATACACTGATATCGTAATGTTTGTATACCGCTGGTTTTCCACAAATATGAAGG